ACAGTAGAGTCACCTTGCTGACCTACGTCTACTTCCTGCATAGGACGTAAAGTAGCAACATTCCACCACATTGGATCATAGATCAAAGCAGTAGAGTCAGCAGCTGCGAAGCCACCAGCATCAGAACCGCCAGTTACTTGCTTAGGTGTTAAACCCATCAAGTAGTTAGGTACAACCATGATGTCACCGAAGTCAGACATGTACATTTCCACTGATTGACGTAACTTACCATCATCAACAGAACGACGAGCATTACCTACAGAACCAGCACCAGTAGAGGTGGTAGCGCCTGCAGCTTGTGCCTTAGCGGAGAACTCACGACGAAGAGAAGGAGATACCATTAACTTAGTGGCTTTACCACCAGCTTCATAGATCTTCTGCATAGTTTCGTCAACCTGAGATAACTCAAGCTTGCCGAATACAACAGCGTTAGTACCAGTAGCTGCAACAGGTAGTACAGTAGCACCGCCTACAGCAGAGATAGTACCATCACCATCACCAGTACCAGAAACAGTAGCTGCACTAGTTACGTTACCAGCGTCTACAAATGACAAGAAGCCAGCTGCACGACGGATAGCACCACCAGAGTTAGCACCAGCATCAGTACCAGCAGCAGTAGAACCACCAACATAACTAGTTGCATGGATGTCCAAGTCACGACGCATTTCTGTGCCACGCTTCTTCAATTGATAAGAATACTCATCAGCTACACCAGCTTGGTCTACAGCACGTTTAGTGCCAGAAACTTTAAGTTGCTTGGAGTTGATTTGAGTATAGTTGCCCAAACGGGCGCGAGCATCTGGGTTCTGAAAAGTAGAACCGATGTCAGTTCCTTCAGCAACAGTAGACTGTCGAACAGTATCTAGTTCGTCAGTGTTCCATTCGTGAAAGATTGCGGATGCTTTCGAAGTACCGATAGAAGAAGTAAACGGAGTCTCATCACGAGTAATCATCGAGATAAAGTTCGCCAAGTCTTCTTTTTCGGTAGTAGCGGCAGCATTCTTGCCCTTAGGGCCTGTAGAAGTATAATTAGCCATTTTGCTATTTTCCTATTAGATATTAAAATTTAACTTAACGACCGTTGAGTAAGAATTATGCGCAGCTTATATATCTTGGTAAGAGGTCTTGCCTCCATCTCCATATACATTATTCACATCCATCTACGTTGCAGAGTTGAGAACAGCCTCTGGTCAAATTACTGTTCTCTCTTCTGTAATTACTTTATTGGTAGGGGGGTTTAACCGCCATCTCGTAATTAAGTTTATATTGTTAAAGAGTTTTTGTCTCTAAGCTTCTTTTCTGGGGCGACCTACACCCCGAGGTACTTCAGGTTTTGCACTTTGTACCTCTTCTTTCAGTTGCAATAATAACAGATTTACATAGTAAAGCTGTGGTGCAATAGTCCGAGCACGCCCTTCGTTATAGGTAATTTCCCTCAATAGAGGTGCTCTTTGACGCTCTAGAATTTCTATAGCTTTATTTAGCTGTTCAATCATTATCGTTCTCCTAGTGATCTATTCGCTAGAGAACGTAAGAAGTCCTGTTCATCATTAGCAGTACCGTGTCCAGATAATACTTTGTTGCGATTAGATAACTTCTGTGTTTGGTTTTTCTGAAGCGCACTTTGCCCTTTTTTAGGTGGAGCCTTTTTGGTTGTAACCTTAGCTCGTTTCTTAGCACCTGTGGACACATTAGTCTTCATACGTCTATAACCATCTACAAATTTAATGATTGCGGGGTCTGTAACCACATTTAATAGTGATTCAGGTAGCCCTTCTTCTAAAGCAAATTCTCTTACAGCGGTAGCTACAGATTCGTCCCAATCTGAAATGTGCTCATGGATGGTAGCATTAAAATGCTCTACACCCTTAGCTAACATCTCTTGGTCCATACCGGCTTGCTGTGCCTGCGCATTGGAAGTAATACTTTCGCGCTGTTTACGGGCACCCCAGTATTGTTCTTGTGCTTCGCTTAATTTGTCTTTAAGTTCGGAAGCAGCGTATGTATCACCATCGTCACGAGCAGTTTCCCGCTCTTTTTCAATGGACACATACTGCCCTTCCCAGTACTTCTCATTGGCCATTAGCTGCTCAGATGCTGCTGAGGCCAACGCGTTTATCTCTTGATTATAAGTAGTCTTCTCGGATTCAAACTTTTTACGCTCTTCTCCGAATTCACGACCCTTGGCACCCAAAGATTGTTCAGTACTGTAACCCTTAATTACATCATTGACGGATACATTACGTTGCTCACCATCAATTTTAACACTTACTAGCAGATTATCTAGATCATATTCATTGGGATCTAAAATATCCCCTACGGGGTCATCTACAGGATTTTCTGTTTCCTCATCGGAGGCAACTTCTTCTTCATCATCAGACTCTTCATCGACAGGTTCATCAACTTCAGTGTCTGTATCTACATCATCCAATTCCTCAGAATCATCAGTGCTAGTTTCTTCTGTGTCCTCATCAAGTTCAGGTACACCTTCTGCTGCTTCTTTAAAAAAATCACTAGACTGTAGCACTTTATCAAATGCTGCATCAGTGTCTATAGCGCCATCCGATTGGGTAGGGTCTATGATTGACATTACTCGTCTCCTTCATTAACTTTATCCTGTTTATCCTTCATTTCATCTATAACAGGTACGTTTTTACCATACATTTCTTGCTTAACCAATTGTTCTTTTACAGAACCTAGGGCCATAGCACAGGAATATAAAAATTCCCTTGTTTTCGTCTCATGAGGCTCTGTTTTAAGCCACTGAGTGAAGTATGTTACTAATATTTCACCATAAGATGACATAAAGAACTCATCTAAGACTCTAGATGTGAACTCTGCCTCTACATGGGCATTACGTGACAACACATCAGGGTGAATCTTATGACTACCGTGATTTGCTGTGTTAGCTAAACGTCTTTTAGCTACATCTTCATATTCCTTACGCATTTTAAAATACCTTTATTGCGGAGGTCCACCTTGCATCATCTTCTGGATGACTTGCAGGGCTTGTTCAGGCTCAATGCCCATTTTGCGGACAGCATCATCTAAGACACCACCACCACTTTGAGGTATTCCCATGCCACTAATAAGTTGCATAGCCTGTTGAATCGTCTGATTCATATCAGGCTTTTGGGGAGGTTCAACCTCATTTTTTAAGGCCTCTTGACGAAGCTTTTCCCATTCTTGTTGATGCTTATCCATTGCCACAGCTAATTGCTTAGTGTTATCCTGTATAGCATTACTTGATTGTACGTTAGTGTAAGCAACATTAGCCTTAGCTAGGTCCATTTGTGCTTTTTCAGCCTCTTTAGCCAATTGCTTAGCTTCTTCAGCATCTTTTTGCTTTTTCTCAGCATCTCCTTTAGCTTTTTCTTTAAATTCTTCAGAATTATAATCCTCTATGTAGTCTAATGGATTCTCATCTAAGGAGGATAAAAGATTATTAGCCAATACTGCTGTAACATCAGGGCGTAAAATCATTTCCTGACCACCTTCACGAATGAGAGGTAATAGCTGTGTAGCAATCATGGTGAGCTTATCACGCTTGTTAGCGTTACTATTTTCACCTAAGTCTACATCTACAGTCATATCCATATGTGCGGGTAGTTTATCAATATCTACATTTGCATAGACACCAGTATAGTTAGGGGTCATAGCCTTTTTCATGTTCTTACGCATGGAGGTGTAGACACCTGTTGCTAAGCGCTTAAAGCCTGTTTCAGCAAATATACGTGCAATATGCTGTATACGCTTCTGTGCAGCTGTTTGAGTCATTGCTAACTTAGTTTCAGAGTTACCTGACACATATAGTTCATCATTTAAACCCTGTGCAGCCTTAGACATACCAGTGGCTTGTTCTTTATGTGTTTGCAAGTGTTGCAATAAAGGTACAGTGCCAGTACTGATGGTCTCAGGTTGCAACATAGCTACAGCGCCTTGAGGGGCACCATTAGTTGCAATAATATCTTTTGGCTTCATGTTCTGCAATGCAGAGAAGTCAACAACATTGGGATCAGCTAAACGAGGGCTATAGTTTGTTAAGTAAGTATTCTCAACAAAGCCCCTTAAAATTGCAGTAGATGCCAAAGTAGAACTACGTGTCATATCTGCTACAGATAGACCATAAAACTCATAAGGTACTTCGAAAGGACATATAGATGCTAAGGCAATAGAGTCTACATCTTCTTCAAATAATAAATGCTTACCCGCTACAATCATATGCTTGAGTTCAGCAATACCATCACCATCACGGTCTACTTTAATCCAGCACTCAGTTAGTGTAACAATCTGACTAGCTTCTAATTCACTATGGTCATCACGAGAGTTGGTAGCGTGATAAGACTGCCCTGTAATTTCTTTACGTGCAGCAATCTCTTCAGAATACTCAGCTGACCAATTCTCATCACCTAGGTCATCCCAATCATCAATGTCTTTAGCAACATCAGGATATTCAGACCTGATCTCACTACGTGTAAGCTCTAGTTCAATACCTACAAAAGTAGCATCATCTAGATTAGTAGCATCTCGACTAATACGAAAGTTTTCTTGAGGGATATTCTCAATCTTAACACGACTCTTGTCTATCTTTTTCTTTAAACGAACATCAGAATAATACACACCGTCAGTGCGAGGTGAGACAAGCAAGTCCCCTGCAATCTCAATGTCTGACTCGCCCAACTTCTCATCCAAGGATTCTTGGCTAATCTCATCAAATTCTTCATATTCGTACTTAAAATCTTCTACATAATCCCAACGGATAATTGAATTCTTCCAAAGCAAAGAGGCTTTGATCCATGTATTTAACAATGTCCAACCATCATTCTTTTTAAACACACAATAGTTTACAACATCAGATGCATCTTGTGCAGCTTTTAATGCGGCAGGTGTTTGATCATAAGGTGTGAACTTTGCAATCTTTTCATTGTTCAACATTAACTCTGAGATTACAGCGAGGTAAGCCTCTATAGTCTCAGTAGTATCTGAAGACACAATTCCTGATACACCCTCAGGGGCTAAATGGCCTAGGGGTAATCCTGCGTATTCATATGTTGCCATACGTCTTTCGCGTGTAAGGTCAGATGAGTTAAGCCAAGTTCCTGTAGAACCTTTTACTCCACTCTCGATTAACGCCAATAGCGATTCATCGTCTACCTTCTCAAACTTCTTCTTTGCCATATTCTATCTCCGAGATTAGGCCATACAAACTATCAATAGTTATATAAATTTAAGGGGTATTTCGGTAATTATCAACTTTATACTTACCATCTTTTTCATTCTTAGCACTACGTGCAACTTTAGCTTTAGCAACTTTACCATACGCTTCTTTGTTAAGACTGGTTGGGTCTCCAAGAATAGTCTTAGGTGGTATCCATTTAGTCATTGGCTGTCTCCACATGTTCAACAACTTTCAGTTGTTGTAGTGCTAATGCTAGTTCATCATCTGTTAGATCTTTAACATCAACAGCAGTTGTTACCACATCTCTGCGGGTAAGCTTAGGTGCTTCATATTCAGCAACCATTGATGCTAATCGACCAGCTTCTGCATCATCACCTGATTGCATGGCTTTTACCATAAGAAGCTTTAATACATCTAAGCCCTTAGGTGCTTGTCCAGATACTTCGTAACCAATAGAGTCTAGGGCTTTAACAAAGAGACCTAACTCTTTAATCTCTGCTCTACGCTTAGCTTTAGTAGCTTGGCTTTTCTCTCTAGCTTCTACAGAAGATGCCCTATCTTTAAACAAAACTAAGTTCTCACCTCCGGGGTGGGCCATAGCTCTTTTTTGCCCATCGGTGAGATTCTCAGCGTGTATTTCCGGGGTAACAGGTACGTACTTAGGATACGAATTAGTACCCGGAACTTTAAGGTCTTCCTTGTTAATCTTTTTTGGCTTCTTAGGTTTTTTAGTAGTCTTATCAGTCATCTTCTTCTCTCAGGCTCTATAGCCAATTTGAATCATTACTATAATGTAGATTCTTTTGCTTCCAAGATACTCTGTTCCCAGCTAGTTTATCAGCATGAGTTCTTAGCACCTCTAATCCTATCGCTACTGCAATAACAGTATCATCATGGCAACCCGGTAAGGCTCCAGTTGAACCATTCTCATTAGACACATAAGATTTAAGTTCTGATATCATATGTTTACTAGGTAGACCAATATCTTCATCTTCAATAGCTCTCTTCAAATAACCTATAATCATAGGTTTAGAGGCACTAGTAGTTCTGAATCCTGGTCGATCTCCCTCAGTATTATCCATGTTAGCAGCTTTAGTCTGATAATATAGATTAACATAACTCATCTGTTTTAATCTGTTTAGGGTGGCAATACCCATAGAGTTGGATTCTACAGCTAGCAGAGCATTATTGAAATATCTGCCTAGGTAAAATAACACATCCCCGAATAACGATGGATCAACTCTATTGTTCCTATACATAGCTATCACTTGACGGTCTGTGTCCATAACTGTCGCTGTTGAATAGTCCTGACCCACCCCTAAAGATACATCAGCTGATACAATATAATTAGATTCCCAATTGGGGTACTGCCACAACTCTAAACTACCTTCTCTTCCCTCATCAAATACACCCGCTTGTAGATTAAATACACGGGTAGATATGGGGGTAGATGGTAATAATTTATTAACAATCTCAGGGTCAAATACAGAGGACCCAGATACTAGAAAAGCTTCTTCAGGATTAGCAGGATATTCTTGCTTAAACTTTAAAGCACCCCCCTCCGCAATCTTGAGTCTTCTCCAATACATTTGATCATCATTTAATTCATAATCGTCTTTATACTTTTCTTCATCTAGGTCTAATTCAAACCCATCTGGAGCTTCTCTATGGTATTCAGGGGTTAGGAACCAAGGAATAAATACAGGTATATATTCATTCTCTCCAGCCATAGCACCTCTAAATAGCCTATGGAATTCCCCAGTAGCACCATTAGCAGTAGATTCTACAATAACTTCTGTACCATTAGCTTGGCTTATCCCTTGGAATAGTCCAGCTAATATCTTTTCATCATGTCCCCAGAATGCTACTTCTGATAAGTGTGCTATAGTGGGTGTTGTTCCCCTTCCAGCTTCAGGTGATCCAGCAGTATATAATCGATACCCTGAACTATTGTGTTCAAATTGTATCTCTCTACTGTTACCTTTAGATAAAGCAATCTTAGCATCCATATTCTGAATGATATTCTTACCCATGGTAAATAGTGCTTCAGAAGTTGGCCCATCATGTGCCATTACCACAGACCTAGTATGAGGCATGTAATATGTCTTCCAAAACACTCTAGCTGCACAATAGGTAGAAATACCCTGTTGTCTAGCTTTTAAAATAATAGCTCTAACTTTACCAGTCTCTTTTAACTGTTGTTCTAACTTAGCATTGATTAACTCTTGGGCAGCATTAAATTTAAATGCCACAAACCCTAGAGCACTATCTTTAGTAATAATTTTAACTTCTGCTTCAGCAAAGGATGCAAAGTTAGTCTTAAACATTTCTTGCTTCTGTCTTCTTAACTGTTCTTTCCTTAGATTTAACTTCTCTAGGTTAGAAAGAATAACTACTTCATTAGCCATCTTAGCACCATCATCATCTAGATTCATATCTTTAAGGGCGCTATAGAGATGAAGTAAGAATAGAGAGGAAACTATAGTACCTCGGAGGGGACAGAAGTACTATAGTCCTCTAAGGGTGCTATGCAGAGATGCATGGTGGGCATAGTATTGTGTATATTTTAGTATATATTAAAGTCAAAATATTTCATATTAAAGTCGAAATTTTTAAAAAAAATTAAAATAATTTAGATATCCCTACATTAAACAGGGATATAACGGGGGGTGCCCCTCTGTCGGTGGGTGATATAGGGGGAGAATGTTAGTAGCTAATTTGGGTTTTTAGGGGTTTTTAGGGATTTTTAGGGATTTTTAGGGATTTTTAGGGATTTTTAGGGGGCTTCTTGTTTCGTATGGCTTAGGATGGGTGTTGTGGTTTGGGTACCTGGACTAGCTTCGGGCACCCCCACCCCTCTGTCTCGGGGCCTGAGACGCAATCGGCATCACAAGGTGTCGCAACCAAGGAGGAGTCTATGACTTCATTCAACACGGTTGCAGGTAACGTTAGCCTGCGCAACAGCGGTCC